GCCATCCGTTCTCCACGCGGACAATGCGTCGCAGTCGTGTATTGATGCCAGGATCGATCACATCATGACCGGTGCCTCGTAGGCTTCGCGGTGTGTAGAGTGCGAAGCCCTCCAGCATTCGCTGTTGGCTATTTGTGTCCACACACATACCTCAAGAACAAGTAGTAGGCAATTAGGAATGCGGCAATGAGACCATAGTTCAGTATGTCCTCACTGGTCATAGGGCCGCACCACCCTGGCAGTGCTGGTAGACCGCACATGTCATACACCTCCTTGTTTGCAAAAGCAACAAGCTATTATACCAGTGGTTGCAGATGTGTCAAGTCGTTGCGTATGCGGACACGACTCATGTCCTGGTTGGAGGGTCGTCGCGAAGCGACGCGTCAGCGGGGGCTTGCATTGGCTCAGCGGGGGCTTGCATTGGCAACGAGAAGAATGCAGCATGCGGCATGCCGCATGATCAATGGCTTAGCAATGATTGCTTATTCTATTCTGAGTGTCTCAGCGTCTCTGGCACGTAGTCGTGTGGACTGTTGCGCTGCACCGTTGCCACCCATCGTCGCGAAGCGACGCGTCATAGGGTTCGCGACCATACATGCAGATGTGCGACACCATACATGCAGGTGCGACGCATGCGCATGCATCACTATGCACGCGTGCGTGTATGCATGTGCCACACTATGCATTGATTGATGCATGCATGTGTGCGTTGATGCATTGATGTGCATGCAATCGCAAGCCGCCGCAAGCAAAGCCGCGCGGCTTCGCCGCGATACAGTAGGCAAAGCAAAGGCCCCATGCCGTTGCCAGCATGGGGCCTTGCCTACGCGGCGTTAGCTACAGGATGACGGTGCCACCCTTGGCCAGCTTGTCGGTGACACTCTTCAAAAGGATCAGGCGATCAATGACTGACCCTAGCGTGTACGCCATGTCGCGTTTGTCCACCCACTTGTCAGCCTGAGCGCCCAGCCTGTCGGCTTCCGCGTCGTTGCCGTCCTGCCATGCCATGTCCTGTGCGCTATACAATTCGTTAGCGCGTGCCTCGCAATGGCATGCACATGCCATGTATGCACGTGACAGTGTGCGCAGTGCGTCCGGTGTCATGTCCATCATGCGCCGCAGTATGGCGATGTCGTTGGTCATTTGGTCATTCCTTGCATGTATGTTGCATATGGCAAAGCCCATGCACCTTGCGATGCATGGGCTTGCGTTTGGCTAGGCCGTCGCCGGCTTCGCTTCCTCAGGCATGTCACCCTTGCGCCTATCAAACCACAGAACGCCGGTGGTCATGCCGTTCTGGCAGGACAGCGGCAAGTCAGCCCATGCCACGGATTGTGCCACATCCATGTTCAGCAGCTTGTCGATTGCCTCATAGTGTCGCGTGAGTTCAGCAATCAGCCATGTGCGCTGCGGATTTGCCTCTGGCACGCGCTCACCAAGTTCCGTCGGTGTGAGCGCGGCTACCTTGTCGGCTTCCGTCTGGGCAATCTCCGTTGCCTTGTTCTGCGCAGCATCGGCTCTAGCCTTTAGGCTATCCGCTTCCGCTTGCGCCTTGTTGGCAGCGCTACGATCCGTTGACCCTGGCGCGGCAGGTTCGCGTGTCGCTGGTGTAGGCACAGACAACGGTGGCGTTGCGTTGCTAGGCGTGGCCGTCGTGGTCACGGACGGACCAGCTTGCAACGCTGCGGTGCGCTCGCGATTGGCTTTCGCTTCCGCTTCCGCGTCAGCCTTCGCCTTGTCAGCCTTGGCCTTGGCTTCCGCCACCAGCTTGTCGGCCTTGGCTTGGCGGCCGGGGTTCGCCTCGCCGACTTGCTTGTTGGGATCGAGCGATGCCTTGACCAGATCAGCGGTCGCCATCAGGAACTGTTCAATACTCAAGTTGATCGGCTGACCACCATGACCGGGCCGATTGATGTAGTAGCCACGGCGTGCGTCGTTGGCGCTAAGCACGACGGATGTCACAGGCTTGCCGTCGTTGGTCATGACAAGCTCAGACGGCAGTCCGTAGCCGTATGGTGCGAACCACTTCGGGTGCACGCTCCAACGTCCACGCTCGTGATCGAACGCAGTCATCGGCACGTGTGCCCATGACAGCAGCATGGCCAAGTTGAACGCGCGGCCACACCGCTTTACGAAAGTGTCACGGCCGATGTAGCTGCGCACCTGGTCAGGTGCCTTGGCATCTTTCTTGTCCTGCCACGCACCAAACAACTCATCTAGCAGACCAGTCCAGTAAGGCTTACGCACGAGATCGGACGTGGCGAGGTAGCCAAGCGGGAAGTCAACCTTGCCGGCCTGTTGCATGAGCGCGTGTCGCTGGAGGATGTGATACGCCATGCGTTGCAGCACGTGATCAGCGGCATTCGTGTGCTGCGTGAACTCCGCAATGTCGTTGCGAATGGACAGCATGACAGTCTCTGCCGTCACGTCCGGGGGTGCACCGTTGTCACCAGCCTGCGGTGTGTCACTGGCGATCACTGCCAGCGGCTGGATAGGCACGGGGACGATTGCAGTGGACAGTGCCGTTGTCACTTCAACGGCAGTGCTGTCGATGGTCACAACGGTAGCCGTTGTGTCGATAGTGTTCTCTTGCATGTCAACTCTACTCCTAGTGGTGCCAAGCCGTCATTGGCTGGCAACCGTCAGCATAGTGCGCCGTTGCGTTGGGTATGTCAAACGACCGTTGTGTAGCGGTTCGTTGTGTATACATGCCCTGCCATTGCGGGCCGTAGGTTGGCGCTACAGAGGCGTAGCAATCGACACGTGTCGCAGCATGGCCAGCAGCAAGTGCCAGCGCAGCGCCATCCTAGGTGCCATAGCGGCCGTGTCGCTCACATACGCAACGACGCCATTGTGTAGACAGATTGTAGATGCACAGCGTATTGCATTGCGTATACACACGTGTGTGTGCACTTGCCTATACAAGATAATGGGCCGAGTGATGACTGATTGTGTCATTGCATGCATATGCCGGACACGTGTCGTGTCCGGTTGCGTAATGGTCGAGTGTGCGCATGTGTGCATGAATGCTGGACTGTGCATGACTGTGCCTGTGCATGACTGTGCATGACTGTGCATGAGTTCTGGCGCGCGCACACTTGCGCATGCTTACATCACATAGTGCTTGCTTACTTACACGACGCGAGTGCTACAGACGCGTAGTGATGCGAGCGTGCATGTGCATGCATGCATCAAGCCAAGGCCCCCCACCTCCCCGGCCGTTTCCAAAAACACGTGCAAGCGTATGCCACGGAAGCGTGCGGGGCACCTTGGTCGCCACGCCGTTTGCACTTATAGCATTGTTGCGTGCTATGTCAAGTCATGCATGTGTATATGAAGGGGTCGGTTCATTATCTAGTGCTAGATGTTGTATTGTCTATTGATTACAGCCCATTGATGTGGCAGCCTCTATCAATCCCCCTCACATGGAGCGTGAAGATGCCGACGTATGGTGTTAACATCAATACGGGTGTGGCTCGTGATGGACGCATCGCCTTCACTGGATGGACCAATGTGCTCGGTGATCAGGCCAATTCTAGCAATACGCCAGTGCAGATCGGACAGACATCCGGCGCTGTCTACTTCAATGGACAGACGAATGCTGATGATCGAATTGCCAAGGTGTTTCGCAAAACAGGATCACGCAATCTGGCAATGAGACAGTTGATGGTCAATCTGCTTGGTGTGGCCGCTGGTGCCAGCTCACCGACTGGCACAGCCAACAGCTATATGCGTGTCAGAGGACCGTCGCAGACAGTCAGTGCTGGTGACGATGTGGGTGGTCTGCGTCCGATTGAGGATGCAGGGCTTGCCAGCCGCAACTCTACTGCTGCTGATCGTGATGCATTGCGTAGTATCTTCCTGCGTCCTGTGTTTCCAATGGCACACACGTTCCCGAACCCAACTGTGCCAAGACAGGGCACGTATCCTGTCGATGTGTCACGCAACGGTGGTGGTCGTGGCCTCAATCTGCCGTTCCGTTGAGGTAGGCTAATGGCCAAGCGTCCTCGCGTGTCGCCTAGTGACGATCCGCCAAGTAGTGCGGCTGTCGATGACGAGGAAGTGTCCAGGTTCGACACGTCGTCTGGTCGGATGCGCTATCCAGAGAAGAATGAGCCTGGGCACAAACAGAGTGAGTTCGCGCATCCGCAGCATAAGGTTGTTGAGCCGCCAGTTGGCAGTGTGGATGCAATCCCTGACCCTGATGCACGTGCGATTGCTAAGTCAGTCATGCTGCAACAGATGATCAGACAAGGTGATCAGGCCAATCCACAAGGCGGCTTCTCATATCTGGACAACATTGCCAACATTCTACTCAATCCTGCTGCGAATGTCCAAGGCTCCAATGCAGAACAGAACATGGGCGTGTTGTTGGATCAACTGACAGGCGTTGATCCGAATGCGTATCTGGGTAGGCCCAACTATCCACCAATGGGCATTCCACTTGACGACCTAAGAGCGCCCCTGGCTTCGTCGCCTCCATATAGCTCAGACATCCCTGGTGAGGCTGGCTTCAGCAAACGCAAGCTGTTCGACATTCCGAGGACACGCCCAGGTGACTACATAGTGCGACACTCAGGAGATAACGATGGCAAGTAACTATGGGCCTGAGATACGCAGTGCAATGAAGGAGACGCCTGCGGATCGTGCACGTGACAAGAAGCGTGGCATCAAGGAAGGCAGCGCGCAGGACACGAAGATCGATGCGCGACCGGGCAATCGTGCACCTACTCAACGCGCACAGACGGCACCGCCTCCACAGCAGGGCGCAGCGAACACGCCACCAGCAAGTCATATGCCTGCTGACACTTCAATGCCCCGCTTCGTGCCCCACGCACCTGCTCAAGCCCCAAACACTCATAGCGGTGGCGCAGACCCAGTGCACGCAGCAATGGCGACGAGCATCGCTCATGCCATACTGGGACACCGCAGCACTGGAGGACAATACTGATGGTACTGGCACCTATCAGCGGCACGAGCCGTATCAATCCGCAACCTGTTACTGAAGAGGACACGATTGAAGGCAAGTCGCCAATTACATTGGTGATGCAGTATCTTGCTAACAAGGGTATGCAGCCAAACAATCCCAAGTTCAGTGATGCGGTTCGTGAGGCACTGACTGCGAATGCGCGTGATCCGACGCTGATACCTGGACTGCGCAATTATGAACCACCGCCGCCAGACCAAGGCAATGATCCTGCCAATAGGTCAGCACAAGGTGGCCCTGGTGTTGGCCAACGTGGCAATGCCTCTGCTCAAATAGAAGGTCCGCAACGACCAGCACGACAACGCACGCAGACAGAAGGACAGCCAACTACGAGCGCGGCGCCAACGAGTGGCTATGCCAGTGCTACGCCCGATGCGATGGAACGCTCAATGCAGAAGGCAACGCAGCCACAGACATCGTATGATACGCAGAATGCTATACAGCAAGACCCGAGTAGTGGTGGTGTGGCTCCTGGTGGTGTGCAAACGCCTGCTGATGTGTTGGCTGCGGCTGCTACACGTGGGCTTGATCCAACAACAATGATGGCACTTGCTGGGGCTGGTGGTGCTGGTGGACTTGGCTATCTTGTCAGCCAGTTTGGTAGAGACACACCAGTTGTTGGTCCCAACTTTGGCCCCGGCGTCGCGCCACCACAGGCACCACCAGGACCGCCAGAGTTCATTGGCCCACCAACTGCTGAAGAGATGGCACTGCGTGATGTCAATCCAGTCAATCCTGATCTGTTAGGCAACCGTAGGATTGGTGCTGTATCGCCAGCAGAGTTGCCTCCAACTGCTGCTCCGCGTGTGCCATTCGCTGGTCCTAGACCAACACCACCGGGTGGGTGGGAAGCAGTGCTGCGTGCTCTGCAATCGTTTGCGCGTGCTGGCAAGTTGGGACTGCGCTGATGGCACTGCCAGATGAACGAGAACCACTGGTATTGGCTGATGGCACTCGCGTCTATCCTGGCGGTCGTCACGTGCGTCCTGGCGATCCTGCACCTGCATCTGACATGGTAGAGATACCGACGCACAGCGAGGCACAACGCATCATCACTGCGGCACGGCGCAAGGTCAGTGATCTGCCAGAAGTGCCACGCACGATGAATGCAGTGAGTGCGATACTCAGCTACACACTGTTTGGGCTGGATGATGAAGAGATTGCCATCGCTACAGGGCTGACCATTGACCAAGTTGGCCGCATCAAGGTGTCTGATCCGTATACGCAGATGCATGATGCAGTGGTGCGCACAGTGTTGGATAGTGAAACTGATGTGGTTCGCGAGCTACTCGCCAAGAATGCAAAGCACGCTGCTGGCGTTATGGTGGACGCACTTCAAGCAGGCAGTCGCAGCGATAGAATGGCAGCGGCTCGTGACATACTCGATCGTTCGGGTCATCGTCCTGCTGATGTGGTTGAGCATCGCCATCGCGTTGATGGTGGGTTGGTTATTGAGTATGTGAAGCGTGAAGGTGCTGATGCGCCGACAATCGACATGGGGGTGACATGACACTGAGGACAGACTTCCATGGATTGACTGTGCAGGCCGCACGTCCAGGCAAGACACAGAATATCACTCTCAGTGGTGTAAGTCAAGTCAGTGCTGCGTTCCTCGTGGCGCAGAATGCACCGACGCGCAGTGCTGACGGGCTGACAGTCGATCCGTTCTTCCAGCACACTGCACATGTGCGCATTGTGTCTACTGGTGCGTGTTGGATTGCATTCGGTGGCCCTGCAACGCCGCCTGTTGCATCGGCAACCAATGGGCTGAGCTTCTACATGCCTGCGGCCACACCTGAATACTTCTGGGTGGTGCCAGGTGAGCAGGTTGCAGTTATCAATGATGGCGTGAGCACTGGTATCGTCAACATTGCTGAGTGTGTGCAGTGAGACTTGCCGGCTTCGTTGGTAGGCAGTTGCCATGTGGCTACGGTCAGTGGGCACCAGCTGACATCATTTCATCCATCACGGCTCCTGTGTCAGTGACAGGCACAACGGCTGAGACTAACTTGGCAGCACTTCGCATTCCAGCGAACAGTATGGGCAAGAATGGCATAATTGAGGTTAGGCTACTGTGGTCATACACCAATTCATCTAACACCAAGACATTCATTCACAAGCTCGCAACTGTTTCTGGCCTTATCGGTGGACAATTCATTGCGGGCAATCAGGCAGTGACGACAACAGCAAGCTCACAGGGACTGCTCATCACACGCAACAACAATGCTACGAATGCGCAGATTAGTTGGGCGGCGAATCCTGGTGTGCCATTTTCCACAACGGGCGCTGCACTCATAGCAGGCAGTATCGACACAACACAGGATGTCTACGTCAACATCAGTGCCCTGTTGGCCAGTGCGGCCGAGACTGTCACACTGCAACGCGCAACAGCAATAGTGTATTACGCACCATGACAATCGTTGCTGCAACACAAGGCTCGGTTACGATCACAGGCGTCATCGGCAATACGCTGATGTATTCACTGAGAATACCGGCTGGCAGCATGGGACGAAATGGACACATCGAAGTCAAGATGTTGTGGTCGATGACCAGCAGCGCCAACAACAAGCAGGCATTGGGAGGCTTCAATACAGCAGTAGGCGTAGGTGGCTTGACCGTTCCATCATCTACTTGGGGAGCAGTCGCAGGTGCTCAATCAATGTGGGTGATCCGCAACAACAATGCCACCAATGCACAGATCACCTATGGCCAGATACCAGCTACCTCCCCATTTGGCAGTGGCACGTTGGCACTGTCCACAGGTGCGATTGATACGACACAGGACACCTACGTTAACATCTTCGGCAACTCCGCAGGTGCAGGTGAAGTGTTGACTTTGGTCCATGCCTACGCAGTGGTATTCCCAACACCATGATAGTCATAGCCACAACTGGTCCTGTCACACAGACAGGCATCGTTGCAGAGGCGAACTTCGCTGCATTGCGGGTACCAGCCAATGTGGTCGGTAAGAACGGGCTGGCCGAGATCAGAATGCTGTGGTCGCACACCAACTCAGTGAACAACAAGACACTGCTTGTTCGCTGGACGACAGCGCCGGGTGTGATAACTGGCAATATCGTATCATTCACGTTGACAGTCACAGCCAATGCTACGACACAAGGCGTGTTCCTTGTCGAGAACAACAATACAGCCACAGGCCAATACATGGCCAACACACAGATGACAGCACCGTATTTCATCAGTGCGCAGACCATCAACACAATGTTTGTTGATACGACGGTAGACAGCTACATCAACATCAATGGTGGCGTTGCGGCAGCCGGTGAGACACTGACACTGCAACATGCCGCTGTGGTCATATTCCCAGGCACATGAGCAGACGCTATCGCATCGTTGAAGGTGGAATGCATGATCGCTTCCACAAGTCGCACAGCAAGGTGCAGTTCCTTGGTGGTGGGTTTGGCAATGGCAAGACAGCAGCAGCATGTGTGAAAGCTTTGAAATTGTGCAAGGACTACCCAGGGTGCAACGGCTTAGTTGCACGGTCTACCTATCCCAAGCTGAACGATACGATAAGGCGGGAGTTCTTGCTGTGGTGTCCGCCGCATTGGATCAAGCGTATGCCGAGCCGGGACGAGAACACCTTGTTGTTGAAGAATGGCTCTACAGTCAACTTCAGGTATGTTGCACAACGCGGCAAAGAGACAGAGGAGTCGAAGTCGAACTTGTTGTCCGCGACATACGATTGGATAATAGTGGATCAGTTGGAAGATCCTGAGTTTAGTCATAAGGACTTCATGGACCTGATGGGCCGGTTGCGCGGCAATACGGAATACATCGGTGATGACGTAGGCATGCCGAAGTATGGACCGAAGTGGTTCATTGCAACACTCAACCCAACACGCAACTGGTGCTACAGAGAGATTGTCAAGCCGTTGCATGACTTCCATCGCGGTGTCGTCACTGACAAGCTGATGTGTGAGGTGGACAACAATGGACGACCAATACTCGTGGATGGAAAGCCAACGCCGCTCATCGAACTCTTCGAGGGCAGCACATACGAGAACGTGGAGAACGTCGGCGAGGACTACATCAGAGGAATGTTGGCAACCTACACAGGAAGCATGCGTGAACGCTTCGTTTTTGGACGATGGGGAGCGTTGTCAGGTCTTATATACCCTCAGTTTGATGAAGCGACGCATATCGTATCGCATCGTGATGCACTCGAACACCTGCACCAACTGCGGTTCGGTGGCTTTCAGCCTACAATCGTGGAGGGATACGACCACGGACTGTCACGACACAGTTGCTATGGACTCCTATACGCAGATGACGACTCCAATGTGTTTCTGCTCGATGGGTTCCGAATTGCAGAGCTTACCGTCGCAGACGCAGCGCGCCATATACACAGAATACGTGCTGAAGTCGGCGAGGACGATGCTGGACAAGGGCCAATCTTCGCTGACCCTGACGTGTTCAGACGCAAGACAGGCAATGCTCGAACTGTCGGGCAGACAGTAGCTGATCTGTTCGCTGAGCATGGCATTCAGATGCAGCGTGGCAACAATGACATCACTGCTGGCATTCAGAAGAATTGGCAATACCTGAGTCCGTTGCCGATGCATGAGCATCCGCTGACTGGATTGCGCAATGCGCCACACTTCTACGTGTCTGATAAGTGCACGTGGTTCATCGATGAGATCACCGAGTATTACTTCAACCGCGACAGCAGCGACGAACTGACTGACAAGCCAGTGGATCGCAACGACCATGCCATGGACATGTGGAAGTATGCCATGAGCAACAGGCCCAAGCTGGCACGCTACGTTGGTCGGCATGACGATCCACCTGCATGGTTGGCATGGCATGAGATAGAACGCGAACAGCGACACGAACGTAGAGCGAGGCACAAATGATCGACCTGCTGATCTACATTCTGGTGTTGGTGCTCATCTTCGGGCTGGTGTGGTGGGTCATCTCACTTGTGCCACTGCCGCATCCATTCGCGCTAGTGGCACAAGTGATCGTGGCGATCATATTGGTGCTCATACTGATCAGTTTGCTGACTGGATTGGCACCAGGATTGCGTTTGCCTAGATGAGCCATACGTTCGATGACATAATTCGTCAAGTGTTGGAGGCGAAGCTGCCTCGTGGCAGTGGTTCGATGTTCGATGTCGAGCCAACGAATGCAGAAGGACTGATTGTGCCTGGCAACATCAACATCCATCAGCGTCCGGTGGTGAGGAACAGCGATGGCTCTATCTCGACTGTGCGCTCGATCAATTTCACAGATGAGAATGGCCACAATGTGGTTATACCAACTGTTATCGAAGGTAGAGGCGTGGTGTCTCCAGAGGAAGCAATCAACTTCTACCAACAGACAGGACAACACTTAGGCAAGTTTGACACTCCTGAGCATGCAAGTGACTACGCACAGTCGTTGCATGAGCAGCAAGCAGGTGAATATCGATGAGCGGCACGTATCAAGACGATCCGTCGCTAGACAATACGGGTGATCCACTAGAACAGTCACTCAATCAGGATGGTTTGGGCGCACCACCTGAGCCGCCAGAGCCTGCCGTCTACAAGGCAATGCCTGACAGTCGTGTGCCAGTGTCGTCCAAGCGTGGTGGCGTGTGGCGATCACGGCGTGACACTGCACAGAAGTCGATGAAGGACTTGGTTGACGCCTGGGATGAGGCAATTCGCTACTACAACCACGATCAGGCTGACCATCGCGACGGCAACAGCAGTGCATTCAGTGGTGTGCCGATCACTGCGGGCAACAGACACGTCGCTAAGCGCCTGAATGAGATGTTCAGCAGCACTGAGAACGTCGTGTTTGCCAATGTGACGGCACAAGTGCCCGAATTGTATGCCAAGAACCCAATTGTCAGCGTCAGTGCCACGCCACAGAACGATCCGCAGGTGAAGGATGCCAGTGATCAGTTCGCACGGGCAGTGCAGAAGCTGATTGACGTGCTGTTTGCCATGAAGACACCACCGGGTGTCAACATCAAGCCCAAGGCTAAGCGCAATGTGCTCATATGTCTACTGACCAACTGCGCGTGGTTCGAAGTTGGCTACACACAGAAGGGCCAAAGCAGCGATCAGGCGATGCAGGATCTTGTTGCTCTGTCTGAACAGCTTGCTACGGCTGAGGATGACGAAGATATACGCGAAGTGGAAGGCAAACTGACAGCGTTGGAAGAGACGATCGAGATATTGCAGCCAAGTGGTCCGTTTGTGCGCATCCGCATGCCACATCAGGTATTGCGTGACCCGAATGGCAGTGATCCGTATCTGTCAGACAGCAATTGGGTCATGATCGAGGACATGCTGCCGACACAATACATCAATGCCAAGTTTGGCATCGAGGACGAAGAGACGGAGGAGGTGAAGAGCGTCTTTGAGCCGACACATGTGCTGAATGCAGGCAGTAGTGACACAACTGACAGCGACAACTTCTCAATCTTCAGCAACAGCCCCAACAATGACTACAATGCGTATGGATTTGCCAGTCGTGAAGGCTACGACAAGGCGTGCTACACCAAAGTGTGGTATGTGTGGGACAAAGTGACGCGCCGACTAGAGATGTATGCTGACAATGACTGGAAGTGGCCAATCTGGGTGTGGGATGATCCGTATCAGTTGCAGGGCTTCTTCCCGTTGACGCCCATGTGGTTCCATGACAGCCCAGGCAGTGTGTATGCAAAGGGCGAAGTCAGCTACTACCTGGATCAGCAGGATCAGATCAACGAGATCAACGATGAGAAGCGCAGGGCGCTGTATTGGGCACGGCGCAACATCTTCTATGACCGCAACTCGGGCATCACACAAGAAGCCATCGATAGGATACTGGAAGGCCCGAAGCCAACTGCTACGCCACTGGATGTGCCCGATGGCAAAGACCCACAGAAGCTGATCTTCAGCATCCCACCACCAAGCATGCAATTCATGCAACTGTTTGACAAACGTGACTTGTATCAGGCTGTCGATCGCATAGCCAGCACGAATGAAGTGGAGCGTGGTGGTGAGTTCAAGACGAACACGACGAATAAGGCTATCGACTACTACAGCACATTGGGCAACATGCGAACTGACATGCGGCTTGATGCTATTGAAGACGCTCTCGGGGACATCGGATGGAAGCTCGCACAGTTGTGCCTGCGGTTTATGGATGTTGCGACGGTCAACCAACTCACGGGTCTCGATGTTAGTGCATTCTGGCGACCGCTCGACAATCTACGAGACCTATCGCAGATGGCAGTGTCCGTCATTGGCGGCAGCACGCAGAAGCTGACTACACAGCAGAAGAAACAAGAGGCAGTGCAGATCAGTCAGGTGTTGGCGCAATACGTCAGGGCTGCGCCGGCCAGTGCATTGAAGGCGACGTTGCAGATGATGGCCAAGGCGTTCGATGACTTCATGATCAGCACAGAGGATTGGCAGGCGATTGAGCAGGAGACGCAGATGATGGCTCAGTCGCAGATGGGTGGTGCTCCTGGCCAGCCCGGAACTGGCACCTCCACTCCCGGAGCGACTGCAGGAGCACCGCAGGCAGGTGGTGGCAGTGCGATAGCGGCTGTTGTGCAGGCGTTGTCTGCATTGCCGCCACCTGTGCTGCAAGCCATTGGCCAAGCGTTGGCACAGGGCGTGCCACCGGCACAGATATTCCAACAACTGCTTGCCAGCCAAGCGCAAGGGCAGGGAGCGGGAGGTAGCGCAGCATGAGTGGGACGGAAGACAGCATCATTAACAGCATCCCTGACTTCAGGGACGGAGGCGACAGTGAAGTTGCTGATAGCAGCACGACTACGAGCACGCCGCCGAGTGAAGGGCAGAGTAGCGGCCCCACTACCAGTGCACCGCCAACTCAGACAGATCGCAGTGGCGGCACAACTCAGCAGCCTGCGCAACAGCGGTCACAGTATAGAACACGCAAAGACGGACTGCTTGAATACGCCAACACTGACAATCCCAACGTTCGCGATCTAGTCGATCCTGTCACTGGGCGTGTCGTTGCACATGGTGGCATTGAGCGTCGTGTGTTCGAAGACGGCCAACGCGCACAGCGTGAGAACAACCAACTGCGCGGTCAGTTGCAGCAGGCGACGTTTGCGTTGCAGGGCATCAGCGATGTGACACGTGAAGCTGCAAAGCTGAACATCGCACCTGAGCATCAGATCACTGCACTGCGCGTCATGAGTGACTTCCTGGCTGATCCTGTGCGCACTGTGCAGTATCTGGTTGAGGAAGTGAAGTCGAAGGGCTACCGCATACCGTTCTTGGAACAGGGCGTCACGCAGGGCATGGACATGAATGCCATTGCCCGAATGATCGACACCAAGTTGCAACCGTTCACCAGTAGGGTCACGCAAGAGCAGCAGAACCAACAGTTTAGGCAGCAGGCTGAACGTGACCTGTCGGCGTTCATCGATGACAACGGGGAAGCGCAACAAAACCTTGACGTGCTTGCAGAAATGTTGCAGGCTGACCCTCGACTGACGCTCCATGCGGCATACACCAAGATGATTAGGTGGTCGCACGAGAACGGTCTCGACTGGACCCAGCCTCTGAAGCCGCAAGTTGCTGCACTTCAGAACGGCGGTCAACAGCAGCCTACCCATCAGCAGACACAGCAGCCTACGCGTCCACTGCCGGGTGGCCGTTCGGTGCGAGCATCCGATGCTCGACCTGTCAACGGCACCGATAGTGGACAAGCCTTCAATGAGAATGCGTCGTGGGCCGACATCATTCGATCTGCGATGCATGATAGCGGTGTCCAGATCAACTGATGGAGTAGGTTATGCCTGTCGGCACAATTGTCCCTCTGGTTGCAGATGTGCTACATAGCACTCTGACGAAGAGTCGGCGCAAGCTGGTCATGGCCAGCATCAAGTCGAATGCGTTGATGGCCTGGGCGTTCAGCAATGACCGTGTTGAGTATGAGGATGGTGGTTACAACATCACCAATCCGCTCACTGTTGGACGCAACCCGAACGTCACGTCGTATCGTTACTACGCACCACTGCCTGTCAATCAGACAGACGAGTTCGACACTGTGGAGTATGGATACGCGCGTGTTGCGGGCACAGTCATCATCTCGGACCAGGAGCAAGACGAGAACAACGGTGCATCGGCAATCTTCAAGCTGATGCGTGAGAAGATGAACGTCCTTGAGGAGAGCATCAAGGATAAATTTAGTCAATACCTGTATGGCAACGGTGGTGGCACTGATCCGCAAGGACTTGGCGTGCTCATACCGACCAATCCGACAACGGGTGCACTTGGTGGCATCAGCCGTGTGACGCAACCGCAGTGGCGCACAAGTGCGTATGTGTTCGCAGGTGGCATTGACAGCACCAACATCGAAGAGGTGTGGGACGATGTGCTCATGGACCTCACTCTGAAGGGTGAGCGTCCGAGCATCATCCTGACTGGACGCAACATCTACCGCATCTACCGTCAGGCAGTGCGAGACAAGTTCACGATCCCTCTGAGTGAGGGCAAGGCTGGCAAGCGCATGTTCGACTTGGGCTTCGAAGGGTGCATGCACAATGGCATCGCCATGCTATATGACGAGGATTGCCCAGTCAACTTCGCATACTTCCTGAATGACACCTATCTGCGCCTCCACATGCTGCGCGGTGTGAACATGAAGGTGAAGGAGCTTGTCGCACCATGGAACGTGGATGCAGTTGGCAGCCGCGTCGTGTGGCAGGGCCAGTGGTGCTTGTGGCGTGCGTATCGGACGCATGCTGTTGTGACCAACTAGGAGACACGTCATGTCTGGTTCCGTAACTGCATCGCCGTTCATCATTGCACCGACCACTGATCCGTCAGTGACGCACTACTCGTTCGACAATGCCAGTGCTGGTTACGAGGCAAGTGGTCCGCAGGCATGCATCACTGCAATGGACAATCTTGCATCCATCCGTGGTGATGGGCTGAACAGGTGTGACGACGCCGAGATGAACGGGCTGGTCAATGCTGTGACATACACGGCAGCGGCTGGTCTGCTTGGCAAGCCGTAAGGAGTGAGTGATGAGCGATCGTTGGGATGCACCACAGGACGAGCCTGTGCAGGAAGAAGTAGAGCCGACACCAGCATGGTCTAGCGACGATCCGTCTATGGTCACGTTGTGGACAGGCATCAAAGTGCCAGTGTCACCACGTATCACTGGGCGTATCTCTGATAACATTGTCTATTCGTATGACAGTGTGATGCACTTCTACGATCAGCCGCCACCGGAGCCGCCACCGGAGGAAGCAGATGCCGCAGCTTGACATCAAGCCTGCATTCCAAGCAGAGAAGGTGACAGGCAGCTTCAAGCGCGTGGTGATGCACATCGAAGAGGAAGTGCGACAGGTCGGTGCACTGAAGGACAAGAGCATCATCACACGCAAGATCAGGCCCATCGAAGAAGAAGTCACTGAGGGATACATGATCTACTTCCCACAGGGACACTCTATCTTCGTTGCTGCTGACGACACTGAGCAGTTGCGTCGTATCGGTGTGCTGCAAGACCCACGCATGGTGGACATGGAGAGTGGCGAAGAAGTGCCAGATGGCTTCGGTCTGTCACCGAAGGAAATCGTTGAACGCAAGACGCAGAACAGACCACGACCAACTGGTGGCTTCTCTGCGCTCGATCATGGAGTGATTGAGTAATGGCAAATGTCATCCCGTCACCGACTGCGTTCCAGCGGCGCATCAACAACTATGTGCCAGGTATGCAGTATGCAGTGGATGTGAACCTGAACAGTCCATCGCGTGTTCCACTTGGCACACCACCGGCTGGTGTTGCCAACAACTTGCTGAATGGACAGAGCACGGGTGCTGGTGCGACAGTTGACTTGACTGGCAACGTGAATGCACAGGGCATTGTCGATCCGTGGGGACGCACCATTCAGTTCGTTGCGTCACTGGCGGGTGTCGCCAATGTCATCACCATCCGTGGTGCTGACTATCTCGGACAGCCTGTCACTGAGAACGTCACGCTTAATGGTGTGACCACTGTGGAGAGCAAGAAGGCGTTCAAGTTCGTTGACAGCATCACCGTTGGTGCACCGGTCACAGCGTCACAGACGTTCAACGCCGGATGGGGCACCACGCTTGGACTGCCATGGAAGGTGCAGCGTGGCGCGTTCGAGGTGGCCAACGGTCAGGCAGTTGGCACGCTTGGCACTGTGACCAATCCTGTGCTCAACGATCCGCAGACGGCCACGACCGGTGATCCACGCGGCACATACAAGCCGACAACGGCGCTGAATGCTGCTAACGTTATCTCGTTGGTTGCAGACTTCAGCAATGACCTGAACTCGTCCAACAATGGAGGCTTGCACGGCATCAGGCACTTCAATGGATAGGCGCTTGTAGACAGACAACCGCTCCGAAGTGCTTGGTAGCAGGCGGCGCCTTCCTCCCGTTGGCGCCGTCTGTGTGTGTAGGGGTGCATCATGGCTGGCACAGTTGCAGACATTGTGAATGCGTGCATCACTGAATTGTCGCAGGTGCCTGGACTGGCCACACAGATATACAGTGCAGAGCGGTTCAGACAGTTCGTCCAAGATGCACTGACGTTAGAGATCAACGAGATGTGGTGGCCCAACTTGATGTTCTATCAGCGTGTGCCACTAAGCGGCAGTAGTGGGCTGCTGGCTGCTGACCTGAAGGGTCCGATCAGCTTCTGTGATGACTACACGAACATCGCAGCAGTGTATATCGATGGCAGCAATCGTAGAATAGCAGAACTGCCACAGTCTGTCAACCCGTTCAACGTCACTGGCGCACAGGGCGGCATCGGGCCGATATTCATTAGTCCTGATGCTACTGCTGTGCATCGGCCGTTCAAGGTGTGGCCAGAGAACTTCATCGGCAATGTCGTGGTGTGGTTCAGGCAGCAACCGACAGTGCCACTGGCTGACACTGACAAGGTGTATCTCGACCCGCTGCTGTTGCAGTTCGATGCATGTTGGATGTATGCAGTCGATGATGGCACCGTGCCATCACAGGTCAACAAGTTCCAGATGCTGGCAGCCAAGCGCAGACAGCAAGTGAAGGCTGACTTTGTGCAACACGGACTGATGCTTGATCCACGCTTCCCTGCCGATCCTGCACTGTTCCAAGAGGACTTCGGCACACAGCAGTTTGTCCTCAACACAACGCCGGTGATCTGATGGCCAGCAACTTCCTATCTGGGACTGTGCTCACTGCCGAGATGCTGAATGACCAGTTCGGTCATCATGTTGACTGCTGGGGCGGTGACGCGATGGAAGCGCCACTGCTGCTGTGGGGCTTCGATCCGCAGTATGACAACGAAGCAGTCAGCAAGTCATGGGTGTTCAGAGCCATTGCTGGCACCATACCGGGTGTGCCTCCGCCAGGGTCAAGTCCTGATGGTGTGACGCTTGGTGGACCATTGTATTTCACGAATGCGTTCGGTGGCAAAGCCACCATTCAGATGGGCAACTTTCCAGATACGGCTGATCCAAACGAGTTCGACATCTGGACGGAAGACAGCATTCCACTCAACGTTCAGTCAGGTGGTGGATCGCCTGGCAACCCACAGACAACTGATAGTGGTTGGATATACGTATCCAGTGGATTCGTGACAGGAAACGCCAACAGTGGTGACGTGGGCGCTGGATCAGGCGATGCTAGTGGCACAGGCACTTCAGGAATTGCATATCTGTGGACAGGCACTACCAACTCAGGCAACTCAGGTGAGGTGCACATCTACTCAGGTGGTTCGCTCTCAGGTGACAGTGGAAAGGTTGCAATAAGCACCGGTGATGCACCCAGTGGAACGAAGGGTGAGATCGAACTGAATGGCATAGTCAATCTCACGTATTCGCCTGACGATGGTGGTGGCAGCCTATCGTCAGTCATTAGGACACCAGACAATGGCTCGTCGCTGACAGTAACAAGCGGTGCCAATGGACCGAACACGACTGCTACGGGATGGGCCTACTTCATGTCTGGCTACACAACGGGAGCACAGACATCTGGCTGGGCAGGGATTGGCAGTGGTGGTGCATTGGATGCTGGCGGCAAGAGTGGTGGCACAGAGGTCTATAGTGGCAAGTCTGATGGACTGACTGGTGACGTATATATCTACTCAGGTGACAGCACCAGTGATGCAACAGGCAACGTAGCCATCAGTCCTGGCAATCCTGCTGCTGGCAAACAACAAGGCAACATCATTCTGAACGTTGACGGATACTACAACACAGGCACACCAGGATACGTCATAGTTGGTGTTCAGGCAAGTCAGGCCACCGTCCGCAACCCCATATTCATGCAGCCAGGGCACACACCAACCACACCAGCGATGATTGCATCATGGTCAGACAGCGGTGGGCTGAATGTGCTGACCAACGCAACTGCTGCTGCGACAGGCTCAGGCAGCCTTGCGGTGCAAACTGGTAATGTGTTTGCAGGCAGTGGCTCCTCTGGTGCGATCTCAATGAGGTCTGGTGTATCATCAGGAGGCAACACTGGCAACCTGTTCATTGGTCCTGGTGATGCACCAGCAGGTAAGCAGCAGGGCAGCGTCTACCTAGATGTGTGTGGCCCCAACAACAAAGGAAGCTCAGGCACCATCTATCTTGGTTCGTTTGATGCAACACGCAATGCCCTTGTTGTAACACCAGGTGCCTCCGCTGCAACACCAGTGTCAGTGACAAGCAGTGGTGCTGGCGGCTTCACGCTCAATGGGCTGACCGACACAGTGATCAATGGTGCAGTGACCAGCAACAAGGTGTTGACTGTTGGCACGGGCACGAACAACAAGTTCAGCATCACTCCTGGTGCTGCTGCTGCCAATGCCGTCCTGCTTGCAGCAACGGGCACCAATCCTGCAATCCAGTTCAACAATGGTGTGACGTTTGGCTCTGTGACTGGTGCTTCGCCGACAGACGTGACGAAGCACATCAGCCTGTATGGTGCGACGTTTGGCATTGGCATAACGGCCAACAGAGTGAACTACAACACACCAGCAGCAGGCACACACTCACTCATCGTTGGTGGCACGGATGTTGCCACCGTGTCGTCAACGGGCTTGGCGATGAACGGTCTCGGCATCAGTCATGGATCAGTGTTCGGCGCGTCACACACTGACTTGTCGAAGCACCATGCATTGTATGGCACAACTGTCGGCTTCGGCGTGGAGTCAGCACGATTGAACTGCATACTGCCTAGTGGCGCAGGCATGTATTGGAACATCAACGGCGTCGATGTGATGAGCATCGTTGCTGCCAGCCTGACAATGACCAGCGGTGTGCAAATACAGCCTGACCAGTTGGCAGGCGTCCGTGGAACGAACACGAATAACAATGCCAATGCTGGTGCAGTTGGTGAACACGTGATTACGAACGTGGCCGCTGGCTCGGCAGTAGCCATGACCACAGGCACGAACCTCAATGTGTGCAACGTGTCACTGACTGCTGGTGATTGGGATGTGTGGGCGTCGATTGGCTATACTGGCACAGCAACAACGTTCAATCCTGCACAGGCATGGATCAGCACGACAAGTGCTACCAATCCAGGTGCACCCAATGCAGGCGCGTTCTTCCATAGCGGCACGATCAACGTCGGCACCAACAGTTGTGAGTATGTTGGTGCAATGCGCATCACGCTGACCAGCACAACGACAGTCTACCTGTCCACTGTTGGCACATTCAGTGGAGGCACCATGGCCGCATACGGCTCATTACAAGCACGGAGACGCAGATGACACCTGATGAACAGATCGCTGTGACGCTATCGGCTGGTGAGTGGAACCAAGTGATGATGTATCTGTCTGACCAACCATACAAGTTGGTGGCACGTCACATTGCAGCGATACAGACGCAATGCACACAGCATGAAGTGAACGCACTACGGCAGAAGGACAACATGGGTGTATCTGGCCAAGACAACAGGTAGCCTCAATCCACGCGGCAGCCAGCCGCAATCACTGCTGCAAGTCAGCACCGTTCGATCGTTCGAGGGTGGCCTGAACGTGACTGACACTGACCTCAACATGTCACCGAAGTATGCGCGTGTGCTCGACAACCTAGAGCGCAACATCGACGGTTCATTGAGCTTGCGTCCAGGCACTGTGTTCTTGGCTGGACTGCCAGACACGACAGCGATCATCAACCATATCTACTTCAACAACTTCATCTGGACGGTGCAGGCCAGTGGCCAGATCAGCCGTATCGATGGTGCTGGTGTGGTGCTGCAACTGCCAATCAACTTCGCTGCATGGGCCAACAACCATGCATTCGTAGTTGGGCAGGTCGCCATGGACGTTACCGACAGGACGTTCTGGCGCTGTCTTGTTGCACATACCAGTGCAGCCACAGGCACGTTCGCTGCTGACAGGGCTGCGCACCCGACGTTCTGGACGGCCAATCCTGCTGGCTCATGGCCAACTGGTGTGACGTTCGTTGACTTCACAATCTTCAACAACGACCTGATCATCACCAATGGGCGTGACAAGCCACTCATAGTGAGTGGTCATCCGCTGGACCCCAACTTCTTGGTGCCACAGTTCCTGGTTGACAAGGCGTCCCTGACCAACGTCAACACACCGATCGCCAAGTATGTGATTACACACGGCCGCTTCACTGTGTTCGCAGGCAAGTCAGACGACCCGTCTAGCATATTCATTAGCGCTGAGGACACGAGTGGCACATACTTCAACGACCCGGCGCCTAACAACGCTGTCAATGTGGACCTTGGTCCTCGTGTTAGTCTTGGCTCTTCTACTATCACTGGCATGGTGGCCTACAGAGATAAGCTGTTGGTTACGTTTGAGCGTGGAGTGTTGCCTATCAGCCTTGGTGTATTCACCGGCACCGCACCGCAGGTTCATACACCTACGGATGATGGCTTCATCGAGGAGTTCGGCTGCCTATCTCATCGCTCACTGGTATCAGTTGGCGATGACACATTCTTCTGTGACAACATCGGTGTGAACAGCATCACGCGTATCAACTTCAACAATACGCTACGGCCAGTCAGGGCGTCGCATCTCATCGATCCACTCGTCACTGCTGCCATACAGCCATTGTCACAGCAGCAGATCGAACAGTATGTGTTCGCTACATACGACCTACGCAACTTCCGATACATGCTGTTCGTGCCTGTGTTCAGCGGCACCACGATTACAGAGACGGTGTGCTTCAGCTATACGAACATCCCCACGCTCAAGGTGCAGGCATGGGCACGGCTGCGTGGTTGGATTTGGCAGAGTGCAGCACGCACAGCACTACAGAACGTAGTGTTCAGTAGGGGGAATAAGCTCTATGCCTACGACTTCGACAGTCCTACACAGAATGCGGATCGACGCAATGATCCAGCAATCGGTGGTGGCGCAGGTGAAGACGTGGTGTTCGATTGGGAGATGCCGTGGGCAGACTTCAAGCATCGCATGGACATCAAGATCATCAAGTATATTGCGCTGGATACGCAAGGTGATGCGACATTCACGGCACGCGCGTATGTTGACAACATCAAGGAGCGACCACCGGGCACGGATCAGGCCATGCTCAGTATGCAATTCGTTGGCGGCGATAGTCGTGGATATGGCGACTCCTCATACGGGGATGCACCGTATGGTGGTGGCAGGCTCAGCAGTGACGAGAGGCTATTTGGCTACAATGCAAAGTTCAAGCTGCTGAAGCTGCGCATGAGTGGTGCAACGAAGCGCAAGCTGCGGTTCATTAGCATCTCGATTGCGTATCTGCATGGCAGCATTAGGAGATAAGGATGGCGACGTTCACACCTGTCCTCAAGCTTACGCTGCCTGCATTCGACCAGGAGCCATGGGATCAGGACATCAACAACGACTTGCGCATCATTGACGGTGCGATGGCATCGTTCCTTGGTGTGCCTAATCTCGTCGGCATCTGGAAGAACGACACAGTATTCACTGTTGGTGTGTCGGTGATTGACAGCGTGGACAGCAGCATCTGGTCATGCTTGATCGCACACACCTCACCGTCTGCACCGACTACGTTCAGCCAGGACAGGCAAGCCAATCCGACGCGGTGGTTGTTGTTGCAGGCACCAGCACGTGACTTCGCAACGCAAGCCGCAGCGAGTGCATCCGCTGCTGCTACGTCGGCCACGAATGCGGCCACGAGTGCAACCAACGCAGCCAACAGTGCTGCTACGGCCGCAACGAAGGTCAGCAAGGCTGGTGACACGATGACTGGGCTGCTCATTCTGAGTGGCGACCCAGTAGCCGTCACTGGTGCTGCGACGAAGCAGTATGTAGACGCACGAGTTGGTGGTGTTGGCTTCTTGCCGACCACTGGTGGCACACTGACTGGTGCACTGAACTTGCCAGCCGCTGCGCCTACAGTGGCGGCGCAGGCCACGAACAAGTCATACGTGGATGGACAGGTCGCATTGCGTCTGGCATTGACTGGTGGCACGCTCACCGGCGCACTGAACCTGCCTGCTACGACACCAACGGTAGGCACACAGGCCACTACGAAGTCATACGTGGACAGCACTGCCGCTGCACAACCATTCCTGAAGCTGACTGGTGGCGCTGGTGGCCAGACAGTGACAGGACCACTGACGATCAGTGGCACAACAGTCACCACGAGTGGGCGACTCATCTCGCGCACGGACACAGCAGGCTTTGCACCATCAGTCAGTGCATGGTCTGTGCCAGTCAACACCAACGTTGGGTTCTGGAACAGCAGTAGCACAACACTGAGCCAGATACAGTTCGGCAATCTGGATGGCTCAGGACTGCCTACACTGACATGGGGTGTGATGCAGCCCAATGCGTTCTTCGCTACGAGTGATCTGTCGTTGGGCATGATCAGTGGCACGATCACAGAGGCAGGACCAGTCACCACACCGTTCAGGCAGATACGGTATGACACGAACAACGTGATGAATATGTTCAACCGTCCTACTGCCAGTGAGATACAGATGACGGTCAAGAGTGCAACACCAGGGTTTGGCAACCCTGTGGTGTTGCAGTTGCGTGGCAGTGACAACGCACTGGTCAACCCGACAGGTGCAATCATCTCGGCTGGTGGCTTCACGGTCAGCGACAACAGGTTCAAGACCAACGTCACAGCGATGACATACAGCATCAGCACGATGATGGCATTGGCACCAATTGAGTTCAACTGGCTCAATGTTGACGGCAGCACAGGACTACAGGACTGTGGCTTCAGCGCACAGTCTGTGCAGTCTGTGTATCCTGAGTGTGTGAAGATTGCAGGCATCAAGGCACCTGATGGCACTGGTGGTGATCCTACGGGTGCCAATCCGACGCTGGCCATATCGCCAATGTCATTGATCGCATTGTGCGTCAATTGCTTGCAGAACATCCAGTCGCGATTGGTTGCACATGGTATCACATGAGGATCGTGCCATTCGCAGAACACAACCTCGACGACGTAGTGACACTGGGAGCAGAACTCCATGACCTTACACCATTTGCCAAGACGGGACCAGCATACGATGCAGCGTTCGCACGGCGCATGGTCATCGGAGTCATGGACCATGACGCCTACTACTGTCGCTTGGCTTATGACGACACAGACTGCGCTTGTGGCTTCTTGGGCGGCCATGTGGTTCCTTTCTACTTCAGCGCCGCTCTGGGTGCCTATGTTGATCTGTGGTTCGTGCGGCCAGGGACAGTTGGCAGAGGACGCATTGCCAAGTCATTGATGCAGGGCTTCATCGATTGGGCATTCATTGTGCATGGTGCGGTGATGATACAAGGCGGTGATGAAGTGCAGATCGACAGGCTGGCCATTGACTACATGCTGCGCCAGTTCAGGTTCGTGCCGTCAGGGACGCTATACAAGAGGACACGCTGATGTTCACACCGAGTGGGCACATTGACCATCTGACATTCGCAGGTGTGCGCAAAGGTGGCGGTGGTGGGCCTGATCCACGCTTCACTGAGACGACATTGACTGATCCGATCAGTGGACGGTCATTCACCAGCACACCGTTCAGCGTGGCCAGTGGTGGGCAGAGTGCGGCACAACAGTTGAACGCTGAGATCACACAGCGACAAGCAGACGAGGCAGCGAAGAGCCAACAAGCCGATGCTGCTAAGCAGGCTGCGGCGAACACTGCTGAGAGCACGTTCCAAACCAATAGGCAGACGGCATACAACGACGCATTGCAGAATGTCATACGCCAGTTCCAATTGCAAGGCGTCGATCCGAATGCCTACATGACGACTGACATACAGCCAACGTTGCAGCGTCAATTCAACAGCATTGCCGACTTGGACCCCAATCCTGCTGCTGCGTTCCCAACGACACTTGGCGATCAGATCATTGGCAACGTGACAAGTGGCAAGCGCACACAGGCCACGGCTGCACTCAACAATCTGTTCACGCCCAACTTCACGACCAACCTCATACCTGACAGCACACTGGCTGGACCTACGGAGCAGATACTGAATGAGCAGTTCGATCCGCTGCGCCAGCAGTTGACCAATGCAGTCAACCGCAACCTGTTGACGCCTAGCGGCTTCACTGCTGCCAATGACTTGTTGGGACAGAAGTTGGAGTCAGCACGCGGCACGATCACCAACTTGGGACGTGGCATCCTAGACACTGACAGATCACACATCGATGACATCATCAGTGGTGCGCGCAACGCAGCAAGTGGACTGACGATCAATCAGACGTTCGATCCGAGTGCATTCGGTGGACAGGCCACGTCACGTGCAACGTCTGACCTTGCCAACTTCGCTGGTGCATTGCGTGGTGCTGTCGGTGACACGAAGTTCACAGACATCAACGAGTTGCTGAACCGTGGTGGTGTGGCACAAGGTGCAGTCAATCCGTTTGCACAAGGTGCTATCAATCCGATACCTGGCACGTCGCCATTCTTCCAAACGCCTGAACAGTTGGCACAGCAGAAGCGTGGCCTCGGCAACCAAGGAGCGTTCTGATGCGCATACGCAGAGAGCGCCTTGTCGAATGTCTGGCTGAAGTCGATGCACTCATCAAGGACTACTATGAGCGCACAGAGGAAGCACCACGCGGACAGCCTCCATTGGAGATGGACTGGCAAGTATACGCCAACATCGAGAAGGCAGGCAACCTGACGATATACACTGCACGGATGGGGAATGTGCTTGTTGGCTTCGCAATGTATCTGACTGGCTACCATGCACAGCACAAGGGCATGAAGTTCGCACTGTGCAACACGTTGGCAGTCGATCCTGACTTCCGTGGTCAGGGCATTGGGACGAAGCTGGTCAAGCACGCAGAGACGGACTTCAGGATGAGTGGCGTTGGCATGATGATCCATGGCTTCCGCATGGTCTATAACACGGAGCCTCTGTTTCCCAAGCTCGGCTTCACTGAGATAGAGCGCATGTATATGAAGGTGTTGTAGCATGGCACTCGCAACAGCAGCCGCCATTGCCAGTCTGGCCAGCACTGGCATCGGCATTGGCAAGTCACTGTTCGGAGGCAATCAGCAGGCCAATCAGTCATTCGGTCTGCTTGCCGATCAGCTTGCACTTGCACGCCAGAATGCTACACAGGCTGGCCAAGGTGGTGCACTCATCAACCAGATGGCACGTGCTGGCTTCACTGACAGCATGGGCAATGCACTGCGCTTCGATCCAGCGACAGGCCAGTGGGTCAGCACGCTTGGACCATTGCCGCAACGTGCGCAGACAGCAAGTGACTTGGCCACGATCATGCGCAACACGACTGACATGCGCATGGCACAGGCTGCCAATGAACAGGCAGCGACCAACGCGATGCGTGCACAGCCGATGATCGATGCGGCCATGCGTCGATTCCAGAACTTCCAGCCCATGACTGCGGATAGGCTCACTGGCTTGCTGACCACACGTGTTGCAGACGCCAACAACCAGACGTTCAGGCCCATTGTGCAAGATGCAGTGACACAAGCTGCACGCACTGGCACGGGTGCTGGCGACATACTGGCCAAGTTGGGACGTGAGAGTGCAGGTCAGTTGCGTCAAGGCATGAATGAAGCACAGATACAGGGCATGACTGGCGCTGAACAAGTCAACAATGCGCGTAGGCAAGGGCTGCTCAGTGACTTGCAGGGTGCAATAGGTGCTGGCACTGCACAGTTCCAGTTCCCGAGCATAGCGACCAACAATCCGAACAAGGACATGATCAGTGCACTGACTAGTAGGGCGCTGTTCGCACCATCATCGATGGCTGCTGGTCTCAATGCACAGACTGGTGCAGTCAGTGCTGCTGGCAGTGCTGCTGGTGCTGCTGCCGGCAAGGTGCCCGATCCACTAGCGGGCCTGTCCGACGCTGAGTCAGGGCTTGGTAGCCTGTCACAGTTCCTCGGCACCAACACAGCGAAGACTGGCTTGAGCTTCCTCAGTGGTCTGTTTGGGCCAGGACCAAGCACGGCCACGACCAATCCATCCAACTTCGTGCAAGATGAGTTCGGCAACCTAACACCAAGGTAGTAGATAGATGGCACTCACACCATTCCAACTGCCAAGTCCGCGCATCGATTTGCCGTATCCAGAGGACTCCATTCTGGAGCAGATGACTGCCAATCCCAGCACGAATAAGTTCGCACAGGATCAGTTGACATACAACAGGCTGTCACGACAGGCCAGCCAGGACCAATACACTAACGAGCTTGCAGCACAGCACGACTATGCCAATCGTGTGCTTGCAACACAGCAGCATGAGTCGCTGATCAATGCCATCCCCAACTACCTAGACAAGCCAAATGGCTTGGCAATTGCACTTGGTGTTGGTGGCGTGCGTGACATCTTGTCTGCACTGCCACCGGAGCAGGCGCAGGCATTTGTCAATCAGGGCTTCCAGTCAGCACAGGCCAACATTGCAAAGGCGATTGCTGCTGCTGCAAAGGACTACATAGACGCTGGCGGTCAGCTAGGACCAGACGAGTTCAAACGTCTGACTGGCATCCTGACTACTCAGGTTGATCCACTACAGTTGCAAGTCAAGAAGCAAGAGGGCCTGAACCAATATGCTACGGACCTGCTGAAGCAGATGATGCCACAAGGCGTGCACATGACTGTTACGCCACAGGGCGAGTTGAGCAATTCGCCAATGAACGTGCCGATACCACCTGCTGTATTCGCACAAGGGCCTGCCGCAGTTGCCAAGTGGTTGTCAGACATGGGCTATCAACAAGGACCGGTGAAGGGTCCACCTGTGTCACCACCAACAGGCAAGCCACCGCCGACACCACCAAGCAGGACAGGGCTGAAGCCTGCACCCGGCACTGCCGGTGATGTGCGTGAACGACAGAAGCTTGTTGAGTTGCCACCAGAGTATACTCAACAAGGTGGTGGTGCACAAGCCTCGCAGATGGCATTGCGTGAGTATCCACCAGGGTTCCAAGAGAACGCAGTTGATGGACGTGCATACCTTGGTGCATTGCGCATGTTGGGCAACGATGACAAGACCAACAAGCCTATCGCTGATCCTGACTTCGTAGACAACGTTCAACGCCTGATGACGCGCAATGGTGGCAAGGCAGTCGGCAACCAAACACAGTTCCTTGGCATGTCACCAGATGGCTCGTATGTCGTATATGATGCACGTGGGAAGCGCATGCAATGAGTGACACACTACTCGACACACTGATCCGAAGTGCTCGTATCGTCGGGCCTGGATACGCATCGTCGTTCGCAACCAACTTCATGCCTGATCGGCAACTCGAAGGCATTGCTGGCTATATCCCCGGTGTGTCACTTGGTGAACGCATACTCGGCATGGGTGGTGGTCTGTATGATGCCGCTAGTGATCTTGGCCAAGCAGCTACAGGCTACAGTATCGGACATGCACCTGAGTTCATGGCCACTGCTGGTCAGCATGCATTGCAGACTGAACAGGGCCTATACAACACAATGGGTGGCGTTGAGCCACAGAACGCTGCTGAACGTATACTGCATGGCATAGCATCTGGTGCTGGTGCACTCGGACCAATGGCACCGGCTGGTGTCATGGGTGCGGTGCGTGGTGCTGCACCTGCATTGCTGCGTCCTGTGCTTGGCTTGGTGCCAACGACTGCCAACGCTGTGCATGCGGCACAAATTGGTGGCAAGTTCGGTGGTGGTCTGACTGCCGCTGACGAAGCAATACAGTATGCACGTGAGCATGAACTGTTTGGACCTGACAGTGCTGCACAAGCCGCACAGCAACCACAGTCGTTGCAGGACGTGCTGACTAGGACGTTTGCACAACCACAACAGCAGCAAGCACAACCTACAGCACAGCCGCCCACAGCACAACCGAGGGATTTGCAAGAACTGCTTCGGCAGACGTTTCCGCAAACCAGCCAACCACTCGCACAAGATAATGCCGTAGTTGCTACGCCCGACACAGGGCAGAGTCCATACACACTAATCGACAACTTCATCAAGTTGGCTGCTGGCCTCGCTGGTGTCGCAGGTGCACGCAGGGCTGCACAGATTGGTGCACGTGCCACTGCTGCTGAGCGTTCTGCACGCATGCTCAATCCCGAGTATGCACAGGAGGCTGCTGATTACAACGACAGTGTGATCAAGCGCACAGGTGCAGAGATCAGTGATCCGAATGCACCACCACCGCCTGATCCACCACAGAACATCATACGCGATTGGGGCGTGAAGGCACAGACATGGGGCCTCGATGCTGTTGCACAGCTACGCAACTACATACAGTTGACCAGTGACAACCCAGCATACAGCAAGCGCCTATCCGCACAGATGGGCATGGCATTCGATGAACAGGCATGGGATGCAAAGTTCATGCAGTTCCTTGTTACTGGCCGTGACCCAATCAGTGGCAGGTCAATCCCGCGCCCTGCCGACTTCGTGCATGATGTTGTGAACCTGGACCCAGCACGCAGGAAGATATGGGCTGATGCTGTCGAGGCACGTGACGAGAAAGACAATCGCAACATCATGCTGCGCAGTGGACCACAAGCGTATGGTGTGACAACTGTTGATGAGTTGCGGCACAACTTCTATCACCAGTCAACGCAGGAACTGGATGCCATCATTGCGCGTGCCACAAGCGATCCAGTAGTCAACAATCTGCTTGTGCGCGGCGACATGATTGGCCTTGGCACAGTTGACATACTACAAGCACGCAACCGGCTGCCTATCGCTGACGCCGCAGCGATAAAGAACGACCACCAACACTTCATCCCTGAGACGGATCGTGAAGGACGCATCCGACAGATCGTCGGGCCACGAGTGTTGGCACCAGGTGGTGGCATAGAACAACGCATCACTGATCCACTACATGCAATGATGCAGCATCTTGAAGCGGCAATGCGTGAAGCAGATGTGAACGATGCACAAACTGCATTTATAGATCACCAAGTTGGTGTGCAGAAGGCATTCCCTGACTCTGCACAGTTCGTGTATCAGAGCGTATTGCCAAGCCCAATGGTTCTGCAACAGCCAACTCTGTATCCATCACTTGGCACTGCTGCACTTGGTGCACGTGAACCGACCATCACCATCTATCGTAGCACTGGTGCAGAACATTGGCGTGTCGATCATCCAGAGATATTCGATACACTGGTTGGCGCCAACGTTGCCCGACAACGTGCTATGCAAGACAGCATGGGTGTGACACGTAGGCTCTTGCAACAGATGACAACTGGTGTGTCATCACTTGCCACTGGCCGTTTCGTGCCCGTGCGTAATGCGTGGTTCACTGCGGCACAGGCACCAATCAACGCGACAGGCGATCTGTCTGGTGGTCTCGTAGCGCGTGCCACAGGACTACCAAAGGCCATCACTGCACCATTCGATGTGATTGGCAATACGATTGCGTTCACGCCCGAATACCTCAGTGGTCTCAAGGACAGACTGGTGCTTGCTGCATCACGTGCGTTCAGGCCAGACAACATGGATGCACCCATTCAGGTCATCAGGTCCATCGTTGGCGATCAGGCACTACGCAACTTCAGCGACAACCTGATGGACATCTACACACGTTCGTTGCAATACGAGATGGGCACACGCGGCATCGGTGGGCAGTCATTGCAGAAGGCAATGGAGATACCACTGCTCAGTCGTGACAGCCAAGACAGAGCCATCAGGCTTGGTGTTGCACAACTTGAGCCACGAGTGCTCATGAACGCAGACGGATCGATGTCTGCGCGTCCGTTCGTCATGGACCTGAAGCGTTGGATCAGCACAGAGTTCATCAACGCCAGTGAGTCAACACACCGCTGGCTGTATCGACTCAACCGTGACAGTGGCATGGACCCCAACGTGCTTGCTTCGGAGATACGCGGCATCGTCGGTGATCCGTCCATATCTGGTGGAAGCAAGACAGCGCAGACGGTCCGCCAGCATGTGCCATATGCCAACGTCGCTGTGCAGGGCACACGCAGGTTTGGCCGTGCGTTGGCAGAGGAACCAATCAACACGTCTGCCGCAGCACTGGCATCATATGGCATGCTTGGTTTTGCAGTGTTGGCCACTGCGTTCAGATCGCAGGCCAACATCAATCATCTCGTCAATGAGATGAGCACAGAGCAGCGTGTAGCCAACATACCGATCTACAATGGCACGGACGGTGCGAACAGTGTCATCATGCTGCCAGTGCCACAGGAGATGCGACTGCTGTGGGCATACACGCAAGCAGTGCTGATGCACCTGCATGGTGTGCAACAGGCTGCTGCTGATCCCAAGACAGCAACTGACATCCTGAGCCGCATCAAGGACTTAGGCCAAGAGCACTTGGACAAGTCTGAGGTTGCCATGATGGAGCACGGCCTGAACGACTCACTGAACTTCGTTGACTTCCCAGTGTGGATGAAGGCTCCGCTTGCTGCTGCTGGTGCATCTGGGCGCGTTGACTTCGCACGTGCATGGAATGACTACAAGACAGGTGACTTCGGACTGCGTTCGTTCTTCCAGGCGCCAAGCGACTTCCATCCGTTGCCAGGCATGTCACCAAATGACAGCGCCATGCGCAATGGTGAAGGCAAGCGTTGGAGCGAGTTGTTCGCCAACGCATTCGGTGCTGGTGGTGCGTTGTTCGATCAGGCAACAAGCCTGTTCCGCTACCACGCACAGGGATACGAGTGGGCAACTGCTGCTGGATACGTTGGTCAGGACTGGCTACAAGGACTGAAGGACTACAACGCAGAGGGCAACACGCTACTGTTTGAGAATCAAGTGCGTGCATCTAGACAGCCACCGATTGCTGAACAAGGGCAGCAGGCGATTGCACAGATGCGCAAGACAGAGGGTGCATACGGAGGCAGTGAGTCACGTTTCGGCTTCACACCAGGGCAGCAGCCATTGGCAGTGCCAACGTATCCCGGCCAACAGGGCAAGATACCGACTGATCCACAACTGCGCTCGATGTATCTGCTCACGTCTGGCAAGTTGCGCTTCCTTGACCAGACACTGTTGCCACAGATCAATGCAATCAGAGCGCAAATGGACGCAGTGGGTCAGCAGATGTTGAACCCAGCAGAGCGCAGACAGTGGATGAATGAGCGCACACGCGATCTGGCAGACAAGTGGCGACAGGTGATGGCTTATGTCGATGACCTGAATGCAGAGCTTAGTAGTGTGGCAGGTGTGCCTGTCAATGTCCAGCAAGGCATCAACTGGCAGGGTGACATGTCACAGTTCAGATGAAGCGTTCCAACACTGTCTCGCCAAGCCTCTTAGCAAGTAGCAACTGAGTGCCACGTATCCACTCGCCACGTCGGCCCTTGCCACTGTCGTGTTCCAACTCGAAGCGCTGTATGGCTTTGCATTCATGCAGCACATCCATCAGTGTGTTGAAGTCTTCTGCCACAAGATGACCACGCACACGTTGGAACAGCTTGTGCCTAGGCACAGGGTCCATGCCTGCACTGATGAGCATGGTGCGCACCAAGTCGAGTGCTACTGCGAACTTGGTCCTTGCCTCTGCGTTCTCGAATAGCGCGCCACCGCTATCCTTGACGCCAGCAATGAGGCGTGCGGCAATACGGACATGTGCACGCCCGATGCACCAAGTGCCGTCGTTGATACTGAGCAGAGCAGCCACTCGTAGAACGTGAGCGTCCTCACGTGCTTCGAACGACTGCTTGAACGGATCGAGTGAGTGCGTTCTATTCTCATACCATTGTGTGTATACAGCTAGTGCCTCTGGTGTTAGCGTTATCGGCCCTTTGCGTTCTGCTTCTGTGCGCAGTATCTGCAAGTCCTCCTTCATGTCCTGCCACAGTGTGTAGTCTAGTCTGTCTGGCCACGGAATACGCCGCTTCGGCTTGTTGGCAACGATGAAGTAGCATCGGGACGTAAATCCTCCTTCAACCACATTGGGGTTGACGGTCTTGAGAAGCCAGACGGGGGTAGAGCCGCTGAGAAAGGCAACCCAAACATTGCGTTGCATGACTCCACCGCGCTCAATAGTTCCCCCGCCCTCCCGTATGGATGGGCAGTCGTATAGGTCGGTAAGTAAGACGGGCATGGCCGCAATGTATCGCTCGGTGCCCATGAACACTGCAAGTTCAGGAACAGTGATACACAACTGCGCAGTGCCATGTTCCATAGTTCGAGTGTGAAGAGTGGCATCCAACTTCTCCGGTGTGACCTTGGCATCAATGTGCCATATCGCAGCATCTGTGTCAATAACGCTGCGCACTAGCATCTTGGCAATGGCAATGGCACTGCTCTTGCGCGGTATGCCTGACTCACCAACCAGGATGACGAACAAGTTGAGGAACACAGGCGCACGTGGCCTATCGACATACGTGCGTCTGGCGCATGCAGCGGACACGCAGAACAGTCCTGTCCACCAGTCGTATGCTGGCGCTGTCTCTTGGTTCTGCATGTAAGAGAGGTAGCGGCCCATGAAGCTGTTGGCTGGCACGAGCCGCTGGTAGTTCATTGTCGTCTCACAGCTTATGGATGGTTGACCACCTATGTATACCATACTCGTCGGGCTGTGACACGCCCATCTCGGCAGGCACGATCAGTGGTTCTGGTTTGTTCTCACCAGCCAATCGGTTGCGTATCGAGTTGATCCAGATGGGTTGTTGCGCATGGCGTTGCATGATGCTGCGGACTGCCTCACCATCCTCGTGTCGGTTGAGGGCAATGTTAGCGTCATGAACATTCATGATGATCCGCGCTGACGGTGGCCACTCTGGGTCGTGGTGGCACTTATAAATGACGCCACTCGTCCAGTCACCATTGATTGACTGCGGCTCAAAGGCGATGACGCTATCGAGTGCATCGTGCTCGAAGCGTTCTAGCAGCATCCATCGTCTACCAAGACAAGTAGTGATCTGCCCGTTCCGTCGCACGAATTGTATAACGTCATCCCACCACAATTGGACCTCTGGGGTCGCCATGTGGTATAGACGGTAGGCTTGTTCTGCCTCAACGAATGACAACCCTGTGACGGTGGCGAGCTTGTCGGCAGCCATTCGGTAGTTGAGTCCGTGGCGACAACGCTTGGCAATATACCTGATGGTCGGGCGTCCTCCCTCGTCTCTATCATGTCGAGGAACTTGGTCATATGGCACCTTGAACATCTCTGATGCTAAGGCGCAATGTGCATCATAACTGCCTGGATTGCAACGTGCTTCTTCGAATTGTGACTTCCACTTCGGTATGTCCGCTAGATGTGCCACAATGCGTGCTTCGATCTGGCTCATATCGTAGTAGCTGAACTCCCATCCGAGTGGTGCCACGAACATATCCTTGGCGCTCTCAGGGATGTTCTGCATATTGAGGCCAGTGCCCCAATACGTCTGGCTGCTACTCAGCCGTCCTGGCGCGGACTGGACACCTGTCTGCTTGTAGGAGCAACGCCACCGTCCGTCAGTGTCTGGCTCTGCACTGACATATGTGGTGACGAACTTGTGGTGCTCTTTGTATTCATCAATTGCACGCACAAGTTCTCTAGCTGCTGGCGATGTTCTTGGATGCTTTCTAATTCTCTCACGATTGTCTTTATCAGTTGACCTTCCTCGTCCGACCAGGCCGAGTTGGTCAAAGAAGAGAGCAGCGACCTGCTGACCGCTGTTGGGATTAAACTCGTAAGTTGCAATGCCAGTAGCCTCTTGTGCCGCTCTCTGACATACAGCCCTTGCTTCGTCAAGCTGCCGTCCGAGTTCCTCAGCGAATCGCCCTTGTCGTCGCTCATCAGCACTCACTCCGTTGATGGTCATCTCAATCAGCTCTGGCTGCAAGCGCATGACGTGATCATAGAAGCGGTCACGCAGTCCTGCGTCTGCCAACTCCTTGTCCATGCGCTCATAGGCCATGCGCGTTATGCAACAGTCCTTGACGTTGTATTCCCAGAACGCATCGATGTCGCCCTCTTCCTTCCATAGCTTGCCTTCGTCCTTGTAGTAGGGATGGTCAGTGTATTGCGCCGTGATAAAAGCCAGATCATGTGGAAGGCTGGGATATAAGTAATGGTGTGCCAGCATTGTATCGAACCAATGCCTGTGCGGCCGTATACGATCCTTGAACCACAACCATGTAGCGTCGTAGTGACCGTTCTGCGTGACAAACTTAGTTGCTTCATTGCTAAATAACGATTGAAGCGCCAGCCTGATGTCCCGCTCTTGCCAAAGCGTATACGTGTTCCGCCCTTGGCTACGGAAGTTGATACATATCCCTTCTGTATTTGATGCTGCAAAGCCAACGCATGCTGTCTCGCCAGCCATTGTCTCAATGTCATAGGCGACTGGATCGCGTGCATCATGCAAGTCGCGTATTGCCGTGATAGCATCCTCGAACGAAGGATTGATGTGCGCATTGATCTTGGGAACTGAGAACTCACCACAACGCAACCTCCGCAACTTGTCCAAGTCGAAGCGAAACACGATCTCCATGCGTGGTTCACGCATCACGTGGGCGGGGTTATAGGTCGCCAAGACCTGCACTCGATGACCAGCGATGTCGATGGGGAAGACGCTTCCTCTAGCTTTCGTAATGCTGTCATATCCAACCAACGCTTCGAGCGCATACCCTCCCAGCGCAACCACACACTGCAAGTTGGGCAGCCGAGAAAGTTCTTCCCAAAGTATATGACGCCATGCATGTCGTTCTTGTCGCGTGAGGGTAATCTTGCCTTGTCGATCAGTGATGTCGTGCCCGTCAGCAGCGGATACGAGCTTTCGCTTAACAACGTTAGTGATGTAGACATCGTTGCGTGTAATGCGTTCAGATCGGAGACGATCCCAGAGATATTTTCCTGAACCACCGATAAGCGGCTGCCTAATTTGCACCTCTCGCTCTCCAGGTGCCTCAGCCACGATAGCAATACTACTATCAAGCCTACCACCGCAGCCACAGTCAAACACGAGGCCAGCAGCGGCGACCACTGTAGCCAACTCATTGTTCATCTCCGCAATGTTGACGATAGGCGTCTTCATCATGGCAGTCCTCCATGCATGGGAAGCGCCCCCATTGCTGAGGGCGCATAGGCTTACTTCTTGTAGACACGCATAGCATCGTGCACCAGACGACGCCGCTGCTGCCTGTTCATTGGCAGCATCTTATTGTCGGCGTCGTCCTTTGTAGGGCGTGGTGGTGACGGCTCCTGCCTGACTGGCAGTGACAGTGGATTGTAGCGTAGCCAGTCAGGGCATTGGATGAGTATGCCCCCTTCCATATATGAGTGTTCGACAACGTGCGGGTCGATCTCATCGGGATCGTTCATCACGTAGTGCTTGAACTTGGCAGCGATGATATGGCATGTCAGTGACGTGTTGGTGGCGTTCTCCCCAGTGGCCCTATTGGTGCCGAACGAGTAGCCCTTCGGGTCTGGCATCAGCATGAGGAAGCCCGCATCATCATGCGTGCCCTCAAGGATGTCAACGGTTACCACAACGCGGCCATTGGGCCGTTCTTCGGCCTTCCACCCTGCCGCAGCAACGGCACTCTGGGTGAGAGCGAAGTAGATGGCACGTGATGGCATGATGTCGGATTGCAAGCGATAGCCCATGCGAACCTGTGGCTCTGTGTTGTCGTAGTAAGCACCACTGCGTGATTTGTTCAGTTTTACAAACGGCATGGCCGTGGTTCATCCTGCATATCTTGTTGACTTTGCCAACGAGTGCGGATCACAGAACACAGTGCACCGCTCTCGTGCTCTAGTGACGGCAGTGTAGAAGTTCCTCCTTGACTGCCCCCACGTAGTTGCCTTGTTGATCACATAGCAGACATGCTTCACCTCCGATCCTTGCATCTTGTGTGTCGTCAACACATATGCCAAGTCGATGTTGCGACGAGGATCACCCTCCACCACTCTGCCATTGTTGTGCACAGTGATAAGGATTGGCGGCACGGCAACGGCACGATCGCCGAAGTCTATCTCGACGATGCCTTCATTGTAGTCTATTTCGGACACTATGCCAACCTCACCATTGAAGGCATAGGATGTGCCAAGGCCATCCATGTTGTAGGTGTTGGCAGTGTAGACTACCTTGCTGCCCACTTGCACACGGATAGGTGGCTGGTCTTCACCTGCGATCTTGTAGCGCGGCAGTTCGATGAACGGCCTGTGCCGATCCCAGAACATGGACTGGATGACCATGTTCAGACGTTGCGTGCCGATCCACGACTTGTTCATGCAGGTGATGATTTGGTGGTCTGCATCAGCGTATGAATGTCCTTCATCGCGACACAGTTGGACAAATTCCTGCACTGCACGGACAGGCTGATCTGTCTGCCTGAGCGCGAAGTCGTCACCACTACGGGGCACCCGTCCTTGCAGAATGAGTGCACCGTTGCGAGCAATTCCAGAGCCTGCATCGTGCCGATGGATCGTGTCGAGTGTGATCCCACCAAACTTCTGTAGTGCATTCTGGAATGCCGATGGTTGCTCATTGAGGCGCTTGTCCTCTTCTATCGGCTTGAGTTGGTTCACATCACCGAACATGCAGATGCGTGCACCAGCCTTGAGCGCATCGATGAGGTTGCGGTTGATCTCCTGATTGACCATTGCATACTCATCGCACAGTATGGTGTCGTAGTGCAGTGGCTGACCAGGGCCGAAGCGTGGTCCTGTGCTGACCTTGACGATCACCCTCTCGCCCTTGTCGTTCTCTGTTTCCATCTCACGTGGCAAGCCGAAGCCAAGCAGTCGATGATTGGTCATGGCTTGCAAGCCAGTCGCCTCATTGATGCGTTTGGCTGCCTTGCCAGTCGGTGCACTGGCCTGCACCACGTAGCCAGCTTGGCGCAGACGCTTCTCCACTTCGCGCAGCAGGATGGTCTTGCCTGTGCCTGCCTTGCCAGTCACTGCAACGATGCGCTTGGACACATCGCAGCACGCATCGATGGCTTGGTTCTGCACGTCATCCCACACAATGGGCTGTGGCAGACCGAGCATTTCGTCCGGGTCAGTGTTTGTCATGTGCATTCCTTGTCTCAGATGTTGTAGTTAGAAGAAAGGGCCGCACCGGGTTGGATCGATGCGGCCCTCTATCGGCCTGTTAGCTATGCGCTTGCTGCCTTGCGTGCACCAGCGGCCACAGGCACGATGACGCGCAGATAGAAAGCGTTGGGATGTGCACCGCTCTCCACTGCCTCCAGCACCTTCTCAGCCTGACGCTCCACAGCGACAACCTTGACGCGACGCTTGTCGAACTGCATCGGCTGATTGTCATCGCCCAGAAGCTGCATGATCACGAATGCAGGCTTTGGCATACTGGGGCTGCGGTTGCGCTTGCGCTTCGGTGCTGGCTGTTCACCATTGCCAGCCCGAGCCTGGGGCTGGGTAGAACCACTCATGACTTCCTCCGTTGATTGACACTGAAGTGTAGCACACGCGGCTGCGCTTGGCAACCGCGTGTGCATTATATATTACGGCGCCAGGACGCGAGCAACCTGAGCACGCGTCTCATCGTTGAACGTGCTGTGGACGACCTCGACGTTGGCCCACAGACCGATCAACTCGTTGCAGTCGATACGCATGGACAGCGGCCCACCGATCTTCTCCATCAGCTTGCGCGTATCGTGACGGCCACGCATGCTGTCTTCGGCACGTGCACGACTATAGTAGATGATGGTGCCTTCGGGGTCGCCATCATAGTCAGCCGGATACTCTTCGGGCGGGACGCGGAACGTAAGGTTCCACATCAGGTGGTTAGGGTTGGACGCCACCGGCCTGATTGCTGCACCCATGAGTTCAGCACGATAGCTGCGTGGGGGCAGCAGAGGCGGGGGTGGCGCATTCGTGATGTCGGACGTGAACGAAGCGATCGTGATCTGGTTCTGTGTTCCAGACATGAGACTTGAACTCCTTGATGGGGTGGACTATACTCCCACCGTCCGCACCTCGGACAGTGGTTAGTCTTGCATGTTTCCTTTCAGGCCCATGTCGCATGTCGGCATGGGCTTATCTTTGTCACCTTCCTTTCACAGGCAGTGGTATCTTACGGCCCTGATTGTCATTCCACTGTTGCCACCACTCAGCAATGCCATCGCCAGTCCATGTATTCGCGTCGTAGTGGACGATGAACTTGCCACCAACAACACTGTCTGGTGTCAAGAACATACGTGTCTTCATCGGCTTGTAGTTGGCATACGCACGTGTGTAGATTAGGCGTGCACTGCCGGTGTCCTCCATGTGCCACACCTCACTGAAGCGCACTGCAACCTCATTGGCAAGGTTCTCGCTCAGCGACAATGTGATACTGACTGGTCCATTCTCTATCTTCTGGAACGTGTGTTCATGTGTTGTGATGATGAAGTGCAAGTCATGTGCAGCAGCGATCTGCATCAGCTTCGACACGTAGCGACGGATGATCTGGTTGCGTGTGCCCCAACCATGCCGTCCTGGCACGTCGTATGACGTGTTGTTCTGCTTGATGACTGCTATTTCTAGACCACGGTCCGCAAGTGTGGTGGCACTATCGACTACCAACGTCTGCACATTTGGATTCTCTTTGAGTTCTGCCTCGATGCCGAATGGGTCTTGGTTGCTGAACTCCGCATCGATCACACTCGCACTATACCCAACTGCGTTGATGTGTCGTATTCTATGCAGATTGGGATAGTGTGTCAAGCTGTTCACACCGTTAGGATCGAACTGCAACCACAACATGTTCATTGGTGCAGTTGCACATAGTGTTGTCTTACCACAGCCACTTGCACCCCACAGCAGCAATGACATACGTGCATTCGCTGCACTGATTGGTCCGAAGCGAGGACGAGGCATCTCACTACGTTGTGGAGGACTAACAGCCATCGTCATCATCCTCCACATGCAAATCATCAATGCGCTCATTGAGATGATTGATTAGTTGTAGAATAATAAGAGAAGCACGAATAGGATTGTTGTTATTCAATTCATTACATGCTTCATTATACATCTTCCTATACTCTATCTCATCCATATGCATGTCTCCTTTCTTCTTTACACATGCGCGCTAGCGCATGTGTTATTCACTGCCCACGCCTTGGAGCACCACCTTCTTCTGCAATGGTGACCATTCGTCATCCACCATTTCAGACAGCATGTCCTGCTGCTCTTCATCCGTTGCATAGCAGAACGGAATGAACGAACATGGCCTGAAGTAGCGGTTGCACGAGTGCGTGTATTTGGGCGCTGAGAACGGATCACCACGGTATGTGAGCAGCATGTTCACACTGTGGATCAACCAGACCAGCCAGCGTTGTAAGTGGTGGGTGTCTCGGCTCATCCCCTCCCTTGCGAAACCACCGAAATCATACGCCCTCGGCAGCGGTATTGCAAGCCCCAATACGTCGCACCTCGACACCACCTGTTGTGTGAATACCGATGCGGCTATACAATATCCAGTATACTGGTGGCTGATCTCCTGTGCCATGGTCCAGGCGTCGCCCAGACGGGAGGCGGTCTTGTTGTCATGGACGGTCAGCCGTCCGAGTGCATCAGTGTGTAGGCCGTCAATCCTGCCAGCAAAGCGGATAGATAGAGGATGCACACCTGTGATGTTGACAACGACATCGAAAGGCACCTCGATACCCACATCGCTAGTAGCGTCGCTGGGATTGCGCACCCACACAGGATGATCAAAGCGCCAACGGTTGATGTATGCATACGCACATTCCTCCATGTTCGACAGTGTGCGTTGCTTGTCACGTGGATCATCATAGAAGCCACTTGTGTTCAGCACTGAGATAGCACCACGCCGACACAGATCGCTGGTGTCATTGGCACCCTGACAGTCAGCGATCAATTGCTCTGCGCGTTCACCACCATACAGGCGTGTGCACTGGTAGTTCCATACTTGGTCCAAGAAGTGCTGCGGCTTGTCCTTCTGGTGCCACTCCAACAGTGTGACAAGGCGCACGAATGCAAACACATCGTGCATTGCACTGCCAGCTTCCAACGCGATGGCACGGCCAGCACCGGCTGCCTGCTTGTGCATGTCGTAGCGTAGCACGCCCCACGTCGGACACGTGTTGACTGCTGCCAGTCGCGTGTAGTCATACCACGGCAGGTGTGCATCTGCCTCAGTGGCCATGCGGATGTCAGCCGCATGTTGCTGCAACTCAATCCTCATGCTCGTCTCCTTGATCACGCACACGGCGCAACTCGTTCATCTGTTTGGCCATGCCGTCACCAACACGCACCATCTTGTCTACCTGACTGATGCACATGTCTAGCAACTGCACGGCCTCACGCAGATCATGCCGATGTTGTGCAAACTCATCGAGGAACGACTCGATGGTCTGCACAACACCCTGTTCGAAGCCCAACTCACGTATGTTGCTGCGCAAGTCACGCGACCGCACTGGTCCCTTCATCATCATCCTCGCTGTCGTCGCCAACTTCCAGTTCCGCCGCCAACGCCAGTAGTCTTGCTCTGTGCACTTGTGCTTCTGCTTTGCTGATTGCCTCGTCCAGTCGTGCAATGGCCTGCTTCGCTCGTTTGTATTGGTTGTTGAACTTCAGGAATGCTGCGAGGCGAACTTCGTCAGCCTTCACTTTGGCTGCCTGCTCAAGTTTGCGCACCGTCTGCAATCGGCGCTCACGTATCTGTTCCAACACTGCGTCTAGCGTATCCACGTCCAGCATGTTGATCGTAGCGCGTTGCGTCGGCGTGTCAAATCGATCAACGTCTGGCTCATTGCTCTGTGCCTCTACCTCAGCCATCGGATCGCTGTCAGTCATTGCACAGCCTCATCGCCTTGTCGATGCGTTGCTTTGCGCGTCGTGCTGCATTGTCGATGGTGTTGCCCGTGCCCACGAACTCATACGTGTGTGTGACATACGCATGCCAGCACCACTTGTGGCCATCGGCAGCGTTCGGGTCGTATTGCAACACGTATCGCTGACCGCGATGGTGTCGCGTCTCCACTTTGGGCACAACGTCATGCATGTATACCACCGTCATTGTTTGCTCCTAACACAAATGGCACCCCAGCCGAAGCCAGGGTGCCACATTGTGCCTCGTCAGTAAATAGTGTCGGCTGGCGTCTTGACGGTAGGTGCGTCATCATCCACAAGGCTAGACCTGAAGAAGTGCGGCGGCGCATTGGTGGTCGTCGCCTCATCGATCAATTCGTCCAGCGCTGTAGCACTGATGCATCCACTCTGCACCAGCAGCAGCTTCAGTCTGTTGATGTTCAGTCGTGTCGTAGCGGTTCGCACTTCGACACGAATGGACACGTGGTCGTCACGATAGAACTCCAAGTCGGTGCCCGGTGCCTGTGGGTTGTCCTTGTGATCGAACAGCACACCAGCACTGAGCGCTTCCTTGTCGATGGCACGGCACTTGGCCTTGACGAAACCATCGACGCGGTTCCACAGCCAGTAGCGCAGTGCCACTGCACCAGTGTTGCTTGCCGCACTGGGCAGTAGCTGCTCCATGTCGATGAGTGCCTTGTCCACATCGGCAACGAGTCGTGCATTGTCAGAAGTCGTCAACATGTGTGAAGAACTCCTCTACTTGCCTACCACATCGAGTAGACAAGCACAGTATGACACAACTACAGCACTGTGTCAAGCGTCCTCCAATGCACGCCACGAGTCGGCCTGTGTCCACTTGGCAACGTTCAACTCACGTGTCAGCATCGTAGCAGCTTCGTTGTCCATCTCAGCGACAGTGCGACGCATGCTGAACTGACCATCGTTGTGCGACGAGTAGTAGGTCAGTGCGCTATACACGGCCCACATGTTCTGGCCACGTGTGTCACACTCACGTGCATACTGATCGATCAGATTCTCCTTCATCTTCGCAGACTGTGCGATCTCTTCGAAGAAGGCGACCACCTTGTCGAACTTCGTTGGTGTCCGTGCCCAACGCTGCCACTCTTCTTGGCCATTGGCGAATTGCAGCAGTGCATCACGGATGTTCTTGCCGAGATCACCAACGATCAGGCCCTTGGTGTGTTTGCGGTATGCACTCGTGTAGTCACCACGGATCATCCCATTGGTGCAGTAGAAGTCAATGGCACCGGCATGCATGCGCAGTGCACTGCCGCCGTAGCCATTCTGGACGATGAGACGAAATGCTATGTCACTTCTTGTGTCAGGAAGTCTGCACCTGATGGATGGGAACACATACTGACGATAGCACACCTTGCCCCAGCCAGACACCTTGTCAGTCACACGCACATCATGCAGAGATGAGATCGTCATCTCATTCATCATGGCGTGTTCAACAGCACTGAACAACTCTCTGTTGTGCACCAGCTTGTAGCCACTGCCAACGACATTCAGCAACTGTGCAGCGTCACCCCTCTGGTTCAGACGGATGATCGCCTTGTGCGTATTGGTGCGTTGATACGAACCATCACGCATCTGCCATCCAACAGCACGCTCACCAACTGGGAACAGTATCGGTGACGCTGGCGTGTTGAACTTAGTGAATGGGTCCTCACCGTGGTCCTGCAAGAACAGGTCAACGACCTGTGCATCTTGCGTCATAACTTGTGTCATCAGTATGCCTCCTTTGCTGATCGACCAGCAACTATAGCATGTCCTACACGTTGTGGCAACTTGGTAGCACCACGTGCATGATCAGCAGCAGCGAAGTCCTGTGCCACTGCCTTACTCGGTTGGCCTTTCTTCGGCTTGATGCTGCCGTGTGCGATGCCTTGCATGAGACGCTGTTGTGCTCTACTGACCGATGGCATTATCTGCTTCCTCTGCCATTACGTCTGCCCATGACTGCACATTTACATCAGCAGCTACTTCCTTCCACAATGTTCCATAGTCCTTCCACCACGCAGCTTTGTCCTCTTCAGTGTCCATGTTGCCTACCATATACACAGCAGCCATTAGTCGCTGTAACTGTGTTGGTTCAGCCATTGTTGTCCTCCTCCGTCCAAGGTCTGTAGTTACGCAGTCGGTCTGGGTTGAGCTTGATGTCATTCCAGCGTCCACGAAATTGCACAGCACGATCATCGATGGTCAGGAATGCAGGTGGCTTCTCGTGTGCAAAGTGGAACACGAGCACATCAGCATTCCATGCATCGAGGAAGCGCAGATAGCACTCATCTGCACTTCGCACGTAGTCTGTGCAGTGCCACGGATGCATCTGGCCCTTGAACCAATTTGCCATCGCATCAGTGCCACTTGGCTGTTTGCTGCGCGATGAATACACAACGAGCTTGAAGTGCTTCATCGCTTGTAGTGCCCACTCCACGAAGCCATCAGTCATGTTGTCGTAGATAGCACCATCCTGCCAACCACGTGAGTAGCGATGAATGACACCATCGAAGTCCAAAGCGAGTATTGGACGGTCATTGTTCGGCATTGTAGCCTCTCCCTTGGCAAATAGATATGAGCGCATTCACGGTGAGGCCATTGTGTGCTCCAAACAGTGATGGGGCCCGCCTAAGCAGACCCCATCATTGTAGCACTACGCAGTCGTATGTCTACCTACGCGGCGGCGGTGCAGCACCAGCACCGGGCGGCTGCGGCTTGCCACTCTCGGGCGGATTGTAGACAAGCAGCCAAGCCCCAGGCGGGTCTTGCCAATGCCACGACCATCCAGGCGGCGGCATGCCACTGCCCGGCGGCTGCTGTGGCGGGTCAGGCGGCACAGGTGGCAGCACAATCGGATGTGCAGGCTGCGGCGGATCAGTGCCCGGTGGTGTCGGCGGGATGACAATCGGATGTGTTGGCACACCCGGAGGCTGTCCACCACCACCCGGAGGCAAATAAATCGGTGGTGTCGGTCTGGGATCAGTTGGACCCCAGATGCCAAGTGGCGGTTGCGCAGGTCCACCACCAATGCCTAAGTCAGTGTAGTGCATTGATCCTGTGAATGTGCCACCAACTGAAGTGCCATCGGCTGACGTGAATGTGCCGACGAGCGTAACATTGACTGCTGCCATGACGGCTCCTATCGATTGGGGTTAGCGACGGGACTGCCTACCACGGTCCGTTGCACGAGTCAACCGACTTCCTGATGCAGGAATGCGAATAATTCGTGTCGTTCCGTCAAGGCGAGAGATCAGACGACCACTGCCCGACGTATCGACTTGAACGGCAGTGTAATTGTAGTCTTGATGTTGCTTTG